AGTCAACACCAGTTTAACCGAAGCTAAACAATGTGTCAAACGTTGACTTAGTATCAGTGTTATCACGTAAATCCCAACCTAATACGCCTAGTAAGTTGTCGATTTTTTCATCGACCAGAGTTTGCTCCATTGCATTATCATCGAATGGTAACTCACAGAACCATTTAGGCAATCTAAGTTCATCAGTGGGATATGCAATACTAGTGAACCCTAATGGATTGGGCTTGAGTTTACAAACCACAATCTTCATGCCATCTACAATCTTCTGACTATAGTTATCGCTGTGAACTCTACGCAAATAATTCCAGTTCAAAGCAGCACGAACGTGTCCGGGCATGTTTGCCTTACCTGTCTTACTGTTAGCTTCTAGTTCTCCGTAGTATGTTAAGTTATTAACACCTTTAGGAGAACCTTTAGTCCAACTGTCTTGTGCAGAAAGATTACGCTTGAAATCTTTAATGACCGAAATTACTTCTTCTCTAGTCTTACCTTGCTGAATGACCATACTCAGTACGTTCATCAAGAATTCTTGTACATACTTAGGAGTATCCGCACGTTTCAAATCAAGACCCATAGCCTTGATATCACCTTGCTTACCGTCTTTATCTTTGCGTTTACCTTCTTTGTCAAAGATATTGATAGCGTAACGCTTCTTAGTAATAAAGATAGTACGATCACCAATCAATTCACGACCTGCTTTGATAATTTCACCGTTCTTACGAGGTGCGTGAAATGCACGTTCCATGAATGCAGGGAAACTATTGTTAGCTTCTTCTGCAATAGCATCATAGACTTGAATGCAAGCATCCTTGTTCCATTCCATTTCACCATTATCAATCATCTGTTTAAAGATTGGATATGCAGTAAAGTAGCATGAGTCAGTATCACCATAAACGATTGCAGGACCATCATGGTTGTATTCACCAGCTACAGTCAAGTTGATTTGGCTCATCATATGCTTAACAATCTGACGACCACTCAACGTAACTGACTGACCAATACGCTTATCATAGAATCGGCAATGTTCATTCAACAGTGCGCCATATGCAGAGTTAAGCAAAATCTTGCGAACCAGTTGTCGCTTATCCCAATACTCTTTATCAGCATCAGTTGTTGCTTCTTTAAGTTTCTTCTGCATACTCTTACGATCACTATACCAACGTGTGAGTAGACCGGGAATCACACCCTCTTTCTCGTAAGTAAAGATAGTGCCGTTCGCTGACAAGATCCATGGCTTGTGGCTATCAAAAACCATCTTCCAGATTTCTGCCGCACTCATTTCTACACTACGCCCATCTTCGAAATCGACAATAAGCATTGTGCCACGTTCTTGGTTCATGATTGCACTATATTCTAGGCAACCAAACAAACCTTCCCATAGAATAGCGCCCCAAACTTCATCACCTTCTTTAGCACGTTTCTTTGCGGCACCCAGTTTGAGTGCCTTGTCTTTCATGTATTTGTCGGTGAGTGTTTGTCTGACTTGTGCAACGATTGTTTCTGGTGCCATGTTGAGGGCACGAATAGTCGAGGGATAGAGCGAGTTGATATCGACTGCTCCGACCCACTCATGCATACCTCTTTTGGGCGTAGCAACATAGGCACCTGCCGCTTGTTGTTCATCTTCATTTTTGCCATCTTTCCTTTTCTTATCTGGTACAACCAATCCACGTTCATGTGCTTCGTTCATAATTGCCATTTCAATCATAGCAACAGAACCCATAACAGTGGGTAACAACACAGTATTCTCATGCGCCAACGCATTTGCAAGATCCAAGAACTTTAGTTTGTTATGAATCTTAACAAGTAGCATTGTATCTTGTCTATTATACTCTAAGAACTTTTGCCAGTCCTTGTTATACAATTGGTCAAGAGTGCCTTCGTACTGTGTTTTGTTTTCACCGACTTCCATTTCACCAATGAAGTCAAGTTTGTAAGAGTGACGACTTTCATAGTTGTATTTTTTATACAACTGCAAATAGTCCATATGAATACGACCAACTAAGTCATATGTAGTTTCTTCTTTACCGAATCGTTCATACTTACGTGCTTTTGGAAGTTGACCAAGCAAACAGAATTTGCGTGTGTCATCTTTGCTCATTACACGTGTAACACGATTTACCATGTAGGGTATATCATAGCCCTCTGAGTTCCAACCAGTCAATACATCAGCATCTTCGATTAGGGCAAAGAAAGTATCAAACATTTCTTTTTCATTATTGAAAAGGATAGTGTTCTCAAATTTACCCACAATTTCATTTGCAGTTTCTTCTGACATGTTTTTAGGTGGGATACACAATGTTACCAATGTGTCTTGCCAATCCAAATACATCGAAATCGCAGTAACTGGGTTGAATGGATCGTCAGTAGGACTGAAACCCTTGTCTGGATCAAAGTCTACTTCAATGTCAAAGAAGCATGTGTGTAGCTTTGGTGGTTCAACACCTAAGTAGTTTTCACTGAGGCAGCGGAACACTGCGTTGATATCAGATTCAAACAACTTTTTATTAGCGTGGATTCGTTTTTCTTTTTCATATTCAGTTCTTTTGCGTGAACTGAACCTACTTACGGGTTCACCGTAAATACTACGAAACTTTCCTTTAGGATCGGAATAATAGAAAACATAGTTTGCAGGATACTCATTGTAGTGACGTTTGCCATCTGTGCCACGTTCAACTACGTAAATGCGATCCTCATCCCTGCTATGAATAGCATCTACATAACTCATAGAGTCTTACCAACTGTCTCCAGAATAGTATTGAGTTCTTCGTTTTCTTGGTTAGTTTGCGTGAGTTTAGCCTTGTGTGCTACACGAATAGCTTTCTTTAAGACACTGGGTTTGACTTCCAGTTCTTCTGCGATTGCTTTTACAGTATCGCTCAAACCTTCAGAAAGGGTATCAATCTCATGCATGACTGCCATGCCTTCATTGATAAGTTGGGTTAGTTTGATTTTTTGGTCACCTGAAAAGGTCTTGGACATAGTTTCTCCTTGTGAAGTAGTTAGTATATATGTACTTCGCAAGCAAGTCAACTATTTTGCGTAAATTACCGTGGTATATATTTTACCGTTCCGTCTGCTTTAACTTGGATGTGCTTGTAGATCCATTCGCTTAATCCACGGTCGTCATTGCCGCTACTTCTTCTGCCACCGTAACCGCTACCACCGAAATATTGTTCTACTGCGAATTTGAATAGTTCATCTAGTTCAGAAATATGCACTGGTTCGCCATCACCATCATATTCTTCGCTAGCCATTTGTGCTGCAAATTTCTTGATTTCTCTAGCAGATAAGTCTACTGAGTTATACATTAATTTAACTGCATATCTAGCCTCTGGGTTGTAATCAGCATAATTGTTTAGCTTATCATGTTCATGAATTAAATCCCAAATTTCATCTTCTGACATTGTTTCTAATTTTTCTTGGTCAATAATACCCAATCGTTCGGCTTCTTCCCATTGCCACTCACGATAAGAATCATCATTAATTTCCCATTCAGTGAACACATCAGAAATATAATCGTGGGCCAACTCTTGGATCCTTTCACCTATATCATTAAGGACCTTGTCTTCTGCAAACACGACCAAGCCACGAATTGATGGCTCATGCTCCATAAAAAATGGTAGTAACTCTGGAAATCTTACTGTTAGCAAATCGTCAATACTAACTGGTTCGTCTTCTTCGTCCATGAACTGACCACTAGCAAAATGCAACTGATATTTCTCACCGTCATACTTTGGTTGTTGTGGTAGTAGAATGTACAATTTACCTTGTCTTGCATATTGCTCGTAGTAGTTTCTACCTTGAGTCGCACTGGTACACCACATTGTACCTTGACCATAATAGCAAGCAGCTTGTTCGTCTTCTGGAACTATTACTCTTACGTTAGTGTCTTTAAAAACTTGTTTAGCTTGACCCCTATCTTTTACCGGTGCCGCTGGCTCAACATAGTTGCTCATTATATTAGCAAACTGCGTGAATGTTAAACGCATGATATCTTTAGCATCTTGTCTAAAATCACTTCGTCTTTTAGCTCTGTCGTATTTTGCTAAGTATGTAGGCCCCCACACTAATGCATCTTCTTGACGCTTGATATTTCCCTTAGCATATTCTCGTGCCAACCAAGGTGTGTATATCTTGTTAGGTGTAGGGTCAGAGTTTTCTAAGTTAGCTAGAACATGCAGTAAAATTACATCTGTCTTGGGGTTGCCCTGAGGATCTTGATATGTATCAGGAAACCTTTGAACCAATCCCTTGTCTCCGCCAGTAAGAAATGCGTTGACTATCTGAGAACCCATCATTTGGGCTGTCTTTTGACGATTATATTCAAATAAAAATTCTACTGCTCTCATTGAAATATTTCAGGGTGCTTTTTTCCGTAGATTTTAATGTACTTACCTGCTAGCATATCTGCCATAGCTTCAATTGGGCTACCAGGATAACTATCGTCAGGACCAATCATGTTAAGTTGCAATTGTTTTTCATGCACGATTTCGTGAAATACAGTTCTTAAAATATCTACTAAGTTACGGTTACCTATGTAAACCCATATTTCACTGTTTTCACCGTCATGTGAATGTCTACCGGTGTGATGACCTGATTGGGCTTCCTCTGTATTACTACTAAAAACAAACTTTGGATGAGGTTTTTGTAAGTTTACAATCTTGTATGCCCATTTGATAAAATCTTGAATCTGTTCTTCGTTATTGTTGTTTGTAAGACCGTCGGGATCCGTCTCTTTTAACTTATTTTTGTACTTTTTGATCCAGTGGTCAGGAGTCTCACCGTATTTGCTCACAAATATGTCGTGTAGCTTTTTACCCGTAATCTTATAACGTTTACTGATACGTTGCATCAACCGGTCAATTGTATCGTAGTCAGTTCGCTTAAGGCTGGGTAGTTGACGTTTTAAGTCATCCGCAGCGGATTCTTCTAATTCTATGGCTCTCATAGTAATATTTATCAGAAATGGAAAAAGCTCACTTTATAGTTTCACGGTAGCGAATCGTTACTCCTAAGGCCAGCAGCCGGCCCACACTACGGTAACTTAATACCGGTCCTAAGGTGTGTTCATACAGGTGAGTACGGATTTATAGGTCTGTCCCATTCACCTTCTTGTTCTGGAAATACTGGATATTCATTACATAACATAAATCTTACCTACTGAGTTTCGTAATACCACGCCAAATAATCTGTCTAAGTTAGTTGCTACTTCATCGCTTATCTGTTGTCTACTTATCTCATCTCTATAGTCTGGTTTAATTCCCATATACTTCGTTGGTCTTCCCCAAGCTTTTCGCCCATAATTAAGGTTAGCAGGTATTGGATTAAGTGTTATTTTTCCATCCTTTAGATATTGTGCAAACAGTTCATAAAAGAATTCGTATGGCCGCTTTATCTGATTTTCACGGCTGCTTCTCTGCGTACCCATAGCATTAAATAATGCGTTGTATTCCGGTGAAATATCCCACCTAACTTCGCTGAAACTATAACCTTTACTTACCTTGTTATAGTACTTTGCTAACATGTTGTTTATGTATTTAAAGAAATATGATTCTGCACGTTGCCATGGTTCAGTCTGTCCACTCATTGCATAGCTACCTGATCTTCTAATTTCTGCTTGAATTGCATGACCAAATCTATGAGCCATAATCCACGGAGTCATCATAACTGCTTGGTCACCGTAATTTCCGATGAATACTATAGTGATTGCATTTTCACTGTTTTGTATGATTTGTTCTGCATCCTTGCCAAATATTTTTTTGATATTTTCATGAGCCATGGGGCCACGTTCTCTGTAATTACGTAGTCTTGGGTTATTGTTAAAAAACAATCTGAAATCATACGGTGTCTTTTCAAAAAACTTAACAGTTTTTGTATAGTTGACAGGATGCTGAATAAGTGCTTTGTCTACTGGATTAAACTGTTTACCTTTACTATCAAAACCTATAGGAACATAATCAGTTAAAGGGGCTTCGGTTATAAATTCATCTGCTCTCATTTTATTTCCTAATCCTATTAGGATTCAACGGCCCATCTGCTCGTTCGCCACCGTCAAAATATCTAATCTCAACTGGCATTCTATCCCATTTAGAAATGTGCTCTTTGGTATATAGATTCCATGCCGCCATGATTCTATGATTACCTTCTAGTACCCAAGGCTGGCCGGTATAGTCAACACCAATTAATGGTATATATTCTTGACCGTTTCTACCTAACGGCAACTTACCTGTTTCACGCATAATCTTCATTATTGCTTGCAAATCACCTTCACGAACATTAGATTGTTCGCTTCTTGCTCCGGGAATACGTGTAAGTCTTCCTATGCTTGCAACAACAGGACGATTGAATCTGCCAGTAACCTCTATCATACGTGGTCTACCAAATTGATCTTTAGGTTGCTTCTTTACGTAATTAATAGCGTTTTGAAGCCATTCTTCGTTCGGGGCTTCATCATAAAATTGCAGTCCTGTCTCGGTTAAAAATTCGTTTGATCTCATACTTGGTATATATTCTTTTTTAGATAGCCAGGGCTTGCTAACACGTATAGCTTCTGACCACTAACATCTTGTATATCATCCAAACGATAAATCAAATCTTCTGGCCAAACATCTTCATATTCAGTGATATTTTTATATCCAGAAAACGCAGGAGTAGTGACTAATCTGTTAGCAAGTCTATCATACAATTTTGTTCTACTAGGATCATCATACGCACCGGTAAAGACAAGTAAAGGTGGACGATACTTTCTAACAAAATCTTGCAACTCATTTATAACTGTAGAAAATATAGCAATTGCATCGCCACCTCCTGTTAACTGTTGGCTTTGATTTACATAGAAATTAACCAGTGCATATTCATCTTCTCTGTTGATAGTAATTTCAAAACCTTTATTATTAGGTAACACCATTGATTTTACAAAATAACTACCGGCCCCATCGCTACGCCAACGTGGTTTGAGTTGATATGGTTTATCTCCTATCTCCAGTAACAACTCATTTATTTTCATCTATGTCTCTTTCCAGTCCAAACTGCCATTAAACCAGTTGCGCCACCGTGATTGGTATAAACTTGATTTAAGTTAGTGTCTACATATGCTTTGAGTTCTTCTTTTGACGTAGTTGGCTTAACATCAAACGCAAAATATTCTCTATCAACATCTCGTCCAATATATTGACCACCCAATTTACCCATAATAGTATCGATTCTCGTATCAATTTGTTTATTGTGTGCCTTAGCCCATTTAATGTCGTATCTGTCCATACCAGGGCCGCTAGTTGCTTGTGATTGCAAATCTGAACTATCTAATCTAAAATAGCCCTTCATTTCTACACCGGGTATATTTGCAAGACTAACCCAATTTCGTCTGCCGCCCGGTGTCTGACTTGATCCGGCCAGTAGTGGGCGCCTCATAATAGTTAATACAACACCATACATTGCAGTAGCAAGACCTCTACCTCGATAGTCTTCGTCAACCGTGATGGTACCTACTTGTAGGGCGTTTTTAATAGGGAAACGATATGGTTTGTGAAGTGTCAGTTCACCTATTAGTTTTCCAGGAGCTCTGTTAAACTCTCGTCGTGCTTTTTTGGTTTTTTGTACCCAACGGTCAAAATATTGTTTATAAGTACGGTTGGTCATCCAGTTTTGTTTTGTAGGCTGCTCTGTTGGTTGAAACTCGCCTTTATTAACCTGGTCCCATAATTTAATGGATACATCACTACCGTCATTTGTTATTGAGTATAACAACCCACTACCGCCTGGCAATTTTTTAATCACCTTGTCAAATTTTAAATCTTTTAATTCTTCCTTGCCACCCGAATAACTGCTAGGTCTTATACGTTCAATTTCACGGACAACTTCAGATTCTAGTAAAAATTCGTCTGCTCTCATTAAGCACGTTCTTTCTTAAGAATGCTACGCAACATCCAACCATGTTTACCATGTGCGTCTATACGACTTGCAATAAAGTCAGCAACACCTTGTTCATTTTCTTGTTCTGCAATGGGGAACATTTCTTTCCATAACTGTAACAATTTTTGGTTGTCTTCGTATAACTCAGTCATCATTAATTCGGCACGTGGAATTTTTACTTGATCTTGAACAATAGATAATTCTGCAAAACGAGTAATAGATCCCGGAGCATACGAATCTAATTGACGGCATAACTCTGCTGTTTGGTCAATAGCATTTTCATTGATTTCTGCATACAGGTCATCTAAAAACTTGTGGTATTGTGGGAAGTCTGGACCTTCAACATTCCAGTGAAAATTCTGTACTTTGATTTGAAATACATAACTACTTGCAAGTGCGATTTTTAAGCTGTCTGATAACATAATTTTTGTCCTATAATATATTTATAGTTTTAGAAAGTAATCGATCCGGAACCTGTAAACTTATATATCCTATAGCCGCCAGTGACTGTAATTGTTGGACTACCAGTTGTTGCGGTCGCTGGCAAATAGGTATCAGGATAACGAATAATAACAATACCTGAGCCGCCGGCGCCAGTTGCATATCCAACCCCAGAGCCACCGCCACCACCGCCTGTATTAGTAGTTCCTGCCCCAGCAGGGCCGGCATATTCATATGAGTTTTTACCAAACCCGCCGCCACCGTCACCGCCAGACCACACACCGTTACCCGCGGTTCCTGCACCTGCACCGGCACCGCCGCCGCCGCCATTATAGTGTCCCCCACCAGTGGGCCCAGAAGTTCCGCCGCCTGAGCCGCCACCAGCAACAACCAAGTATTCAACTGTGGAAGTCGGGGTACCTATTTGAACTTGCATAGAAAATGTTCTAGGTACTTCTTGTAACTCTGCATCATATGCTTCGATTGTAAAACTATAATTAGTATTATTTTGCACAGTGACAGTACCACTTAATAATCCTCCACTACTAAGTGTTAATCCTGTAGGTAAAGTACTACCTGTTTGTAACTGATATCCGATAGCATTAGTCGCATCTAACTGTATAGATATCGGCAAGTCAGACGCTTGACTAGACAACGTAGAACCCGTAACCCAAGTAATATTATTAGGACTAAAAGTTATTCCATTAGGTTTAATACCAAAACTCCCGTCACTATTAACTACATACAAATCATATGTTCCTGCAGCTTTCGCTGGAACTTGGACGTTCAACACAGTATCACTAACGAATGAGACACTTGTTGCTAGAGTATATCCAAAATATACTTGCACGCCGCTAGCAAATTTAGTTCCAGTTATTTTTATATAACCACCTGTCGTATTTACAGCAGTATCATCCAGTACAACGTAGCTTGCATTAGTAACTTGCACGTTAGATATCGTAGGACTTCCGCCAATTGTTTCAAGCGTAGAAGTCTGTATGTTATCCGACGAAATTCTTGTTGTCATAATTTATTTGTTAATAAAAGGTGTTGTTGGTGCAGTAAAGTTTGTGGTATATCGTGCGTAACCTTTAGTAATGCGACAATCACTTATGTATCCATTCATTGGATACGACAGTGTATTTGTAAATCTACTATTCGATAATCCCGGTGTGACCCCGACTGCAAACGGCGATCCCTCAGGAGGTGTGCCTGAATATCTTGGAGAAGATATTGCTTCAGATGAAGTAAACACATTAACCCCGTTGACATATAAACTAATTGCCGCAGATGTTACTACTAGTGCAACATGAGTCCAAGTATTGGCTGTGATTGACCCCAAATTGTTATATTCCCATGTTGAGTTAAAGTATACAGAACCAAATGTCACTTTAAAAGTTCCGGTGCACTGCACTGTCCAGCCGTTATTTCCTGTGGAGCCGTCCCAGCAGCCCATAATGCCATTTGTTACTCCTGTATTAGTAACATATACCCAGCACTCCGCCGTAAAATTTGGTTGTGCTCCGTACAAGTTTGTATTTTTGTATGTTACGAGATAATCCCCAGTGCCATCAAAATACATACTGGTAGAGCCAGAGAACTTAACTGTACTTGTGCTTAATTTAGCGTCACCTACTGTTTCAAATACTGTGTTTTCTGAACTGTCATATATACCAGCACTAGTACCGTTCAACAACAAGGTTGAATTCCTAACTGCGGTAAGTGGTTTATTTTGCGGTACAAAGCCACTTGTATAGAGTGCTTGACCTTTAATTATTCGCAAATCACTATAGTAAAGTGCGTTTCCGCCACCAAAGTTAAAAGATGACGCTCCATAATTTGTACTCACTGCACCCGATGCTACTTGTGCACCATTTAAAAAGATATAACCGGTTCCACTTTTTCTAGCAAATGCAAGATGAGTCCAACTGTTTAATGTCACTGTTCCGGAATAGGTTAAGTCACCCCCGGTATTATATCTGGCAATCTGAATTCCTGTAGAAACCAGATAAAGCCCAAAGCCACCGTTTAATCCACCATGTAAAATATTACCCGGAGTAGTAGAACTGCTACCAGTCAAGTAGATCCAAAACTCAATCGTAAAATCGCCTGTACCAAATGCTAAAAGGGTTGCATCCGCAATTGTTAAACCATCTCCATTGCCATCAAGGTACATGCTGCCACCGTAGACACTAGGTGTGTAACTTTGATTAATAGAATAACCAACAGTGAATGGATTGAATGTCCTCGGTTTAGTGTCACCATTCACTGTTATAGTAACATTATTAATTGAGTTATCAACTAAAGTACTTGACTGACAAGTCAATAAACTTGTATTTGTGATTGCTGTTAGTGGACTAGTAGGCGGAGTAAAGTTTGCTGTATAGACTGCGGTTCCAGCAACAACTCTTAAATTTGACATGTATCCGTTAAACAGTCTGGTGGCATTTGCAGATCCAACAGTACTAAAACTATCATTTGTGCTTAGATTTTGTGTCACTGGTGTAGGCGTCATGTCACTTACTCCGTTGACATACAAATAAAGTGTGTTATTGTATCTTACAATAGCAACATGATACCAAGTATTTAAGTTTATTGTTGTAGAACCTGTATAATCTACTTCGTTTGTTCCATCGGAATTTCTTAGTGTTGCTTGAAGCTTTGATCCTGTATTAGTTATGTGAGTGTACAGTCTCGATTTGCCTGTGCCGCCTGTAGATGCATATATACCGTTGGTATTTACTGCTGTCAGATACACCCAAGCTTCGACTGTAAAATCTGCTGTTCCGAAATTTTGTATAGTAGAAAGACTTAAATAATCGCCAGTACCATCAAAATACGCACTGTAATATGGTGTAGGCAGTGTTGTTCCTGCAAATGGGCCAAACTTTTGAACGCTAACATCACCGTTCTTAGTTATAGCTAAATTACTAGGAGAGTTATCTACTATGCTAGGGCTTTGACATGTTAATAATTGTGTGCCCGCAATAGGTTGTAGTGGTGTTGTGCTTGGTGTAAAATTAGATGAATAGACTGCTGTGCCTTTAACTATGCGAAGGTTAGAAATATAACCTGTTATTAATTGAGAAGCTGATGTAAGACCGCCTATTGTTGCTCCAGACTGGCCATAATTTACTGAGTTTGAGCCTGTGCCCACCGAAGTTCCATTTACAAATCCAGTTACTGTAGTCCCTGATCTACACACTGCTATATGGTACCATACCCCTTGCACAAAACTGTAGGTAAAGGCGTTATTTTCCGTAGATCCAACAACACCTATACCAAATGCAGTATTTCTTATTTGAATGAAGAATTGACTTGTTCCTGTATTGTATAAACAGAGATTGCTAGCAGTTGGAGCGACGGAGGCGTAATACCACAATTCTACAGTAAAATTACCAGTTCCAAATGCAAGGTTGGCATTAGATGCAATCGTTAAAACATCTCCAGTACCATCGAAGTAGTTACTCCAGTTCTCACCATAAGGGCTGAATGTGCCTTGGGTAGCGTTACCGTTTCTTGTTACTAATAAATTGTTGGTACTTGAATCTAAGAATTCATTGTTGTTGACTGGTTGGTTTGTTTGGCAAGTTAGTAGGCTCGTGTTTGCAATTGCGGTTAGTGGTTGTGTTGGTGGAGTGAAGTTTGTGGTATAGAGTGCTGTGCCTTTTACTAATCTAACATCTGTCATATATCCATTAACAAACCAGGTATCACCTCGATTGCATCCTATACGCACATTGCCACTAGCAGTAGAACCCCAATTATTACCGAATGCTCCACTAGCAACTTGAACACCATTGACAAATATGTACACTGTATCGGTGTTTCTAACAAATGCAATATGGTACCATACGTTAGCCGCTAGTGTTACGGATGCTGATAAAATGGTACTACCACTTGAAGTTGCCTGCCATGATAGCGTGCCCGGAGTATACAATACTCTAAAAGGCTGACACTCTTGCAAATCAAAGAAGCAACTGATGCCGGCGCCCCATGAAGGCGAATTAACCCAAAATTCAAGAGTGAGTGTTTTTGTAGTAGAGAAATCAAACGCTGCAGGACCAGTAGGAGTACTTAAAAAGTCACCGGTGCCATCAAAGTATGTGCTGCCATATGTGCTGTAACTACTGTTTCGTAGATATGGTATGAATGAAGTTACTTTTGTATCACCATTTTTAGTAATTGTGAAATTGTTTGTGCTGTTGTCAATAAAACGATTACTTTGGCAAGTTAATAGACTTGTATTTGTTATTGCAGTCAGCGGCGTTGTGTTTGGGGTGAAGTTTGTAGTATAGACTGCGGTACCTTTTACTATTCTAAGATTAGAAATGTATCCTGTAAATAAATCAACAGCAGAAACACTTGAGCCAACAGCAAATGTTCCCGATGTTGGTACATTATGGCCCGCTGGAGTGTTTGCTGACGCTACTGATACCCCATTTAAATAAATTCGCCTAGTTGTGCCATCAAATTGAGCAACGACATGATACCAATTATTGGCCACTATTCCAATATTACCAGTGTCTAAATCATCACCATACCAATAATTCAGTAATCCATTTCCTGCATCATTTATCCTAAAACCATTACTTTGGTAGCTTGCTAGGGTGCCCCAGGCTACAATATGACTTCTTGCAATAGTACCAGTCAAATAAATCCATGCTTCTATTGTGTAGGCATCATTTCCAGTTGGAAATGATGTATTGTATGTTCCACTCAAATAATCCCCGGTGCCGTCAAACTGTGCGCTATAATACCCGGGTGTGTATGGATTAAAACTGTTTGTTTTTGTATCACCGTTAATTGTTAATACAAAGTTATTCGTACTTGCATCATCATTGAACGGCAATGCAGGTAATGTAGGACTCAATAGTGTAGTTACATATCTCCAATATGTATCACCAACCGTTATAGTGATGCTGAACGTTCTAGGACTTTCTTGCGACTCACTATCCGTAGCCTCAATCGTAAAGTTATA